TATGGATACTATCGAGAGATTAGGCGTACTCGAATACTCCAAACGTTTAATGGAATATTCTTTAGAAGCGAAAATCACTCCATTAAACGTCCTTTTTGGTAATCCATTAACCAAACTTGAAAAGATGTCCAAGTTGTTGGGGGATTACTTGGAAAATAAGTCAGCAAGTGATGGCTACAGCTGGAGTGATGAAGATAAAGCTAGGTCAAATTTACTGGTTAGCCAAACTCGCATTATTGAACTTCATATCCATACTAACAACCTTATACTCTCAGCAGCCTGTATAGTAATTTTTTGCATAACGCTCTTGATATTCAGTATGTGATTTCACTGTTTAGTCAATAACTGTGGGCGTTAACACTACATCTATCTCCGAAGTTGTAAAATGGCCTTTCGTAGCGTCATCAACCTTCCTTATTACCTTATTCACCTTATATAAGAAAGTACCTGCGGGGATCACCATAAACTCGCCTACAGATGGGATATCTTTACTTTCTGCTTTCTCCATTACTAGCAGAGGTTCGCTTAAAGTAATATCCCATTCATCCTGTAAATCGTCGTCTAACTTGTAAAAGTTTATGTTCATGCTACACCTTTAGTTTCATATTGATTCAAAAAAATTATAGACAATTAATCTATCTTTAAAACCCTAATATCATGAGTTTAGGTGGAATTTACCCCCGTAATACAGATACGGGGGTTTCTCGTTGCGTCCCGCAATCGCTGCTCAGTCCTCGCGACTCATGCGGGACGCATCGAGCACAACAATCTCAATAATCAATCTCGACACTCGATTGATTAGACGCGGTAAGGTTGGGGTGGGTTGCAGTAGCAATCCGCCCCTTTTACATTGTGAGTCTCTGGAAGGGTTGTCTGGCAGGATGTGGGGTGTAGGAGAACCGTCAGTGCGGTTACTGACCGCGCCGATTAACTCATGGTGCAGAGATCGATTTCAGTGGGCGGCTTGGTGCTTCGCTTGCACTTCGTGCTTTGCTTATCCCTGCGGGGCAGTATCATCCTTAGCCTTTGTTTAGATTGAAGATATCCACGCCACTTTGAACGCCAGTTAACTGCATTTCTTTGTCCGGTTCGTTCATATCGAGATTGATGCTTGGAGGGCAAGTCAGCAGCGCGGTGGCCGCGCTGGACTTAACCATAACCAAGCACTCATCAATCAACTCAAACTCGTACCCGAACCTCATTAATGTTTGAGAACGCAGGTAATATGTGTCACGGCCTCTATCGATGCGAAACAGATAATCGTGGGTGTTTGCTACAGTATTCACACCAGTAAGGTAGAACGAATTCGCATCATTAAACATTGGAAGCGCTTCAAAGAATGGATTTACACCATGAGGAACAGTCGTATGACTAGCTTGAGTATGAGCATTGCTAGTATCCACCCCAGAAGCGTCCGACCGAGCCAAACCAGTATTGGCTTGAGGTATTGATAGAGTAGGCGAAGTAGGTAAAGAGGACGCTGAAGCAGTTTCAACTTGCGCAGGAACTGTTTGAGCCGAATCCACATCACTATTAGATAATACATACAAATCCCAGAAAAATTTTAGAATGGCTAACACACCAATGAGCATGGCCAGAAGGAACTTTGGCGACTTTAAGATTGAGATATCTGACTTAGTTTCATTGAATCCACCCGTACCTGTAGATTGATACAGGGCGAACACATCCACCGGAATCTTCTTACTGCTGCAACTGGCGTAGTCAGCTTTGGTCGTCGGGTCGGTCTTAGTTGCTTTAGGGCGATGGTTATAGATACGTGGCTTACGCTTACGGAAGAAGGTATCCGTAGAACGATGTGAATAGGCTTCACCCGCACAACCTTTTAGCCATGTTGGGATAGCGCTGTAATCCGGTGTCAGCATGATCACATCCCATTGGTATTTACGGTGACGCATGAAAGCGCCATAGAAATCGAACGGGTAGAGCAGACGATTGTTCTCGTCCAGCTGCGTACGCTCACAATCGTCTAAGTCACTCTCATCGAGCGAATCAGGGTCAATGGGTAGCCAACGAGAATGGAACAACTCACCAAAGCCCTTTGGTAAGATGTCTTCGAACTCTGAGAACGGACGAGCTAAGAACTTCTCACGTTTAAAACCTGCTTCTGGACAGTACAAGTCCTGGCACTCATCGATAACAACCAATGCTCCCGTTGGCATCCAGTTAAACCAGTTCTGCCAAAGGTGAACACCTTCACTTGATCGCGTAAAGATCCTTATAAGTTTCGCACTGGCCGGAAAGGTTTCCCCAAGAATTTTCTCGATAGATTCTTTAGGACGTAGACCTTCAATGTTGGTGACAACCAAGCGTCCTTCACGAAGTGCAGGGAGGATTTCAAACCAAGTCGCATAAGCAGACTTGTAAGAACCATTAGAGCCGTGACGAAAGATAACAGCCATAATCACCACCCCATAATTCGAAGAACAAAGGCGGTAGCTAATCCATCGATAACGATTCGAATAGCATCGACAACACCGAGTTGATAGGCCGCGTGTCTAAGGTCTGGAGCTAGGTTGTTAAACGCCGCGTTGAGAACCGTATAAACTTCGTAATCTGTCAGTATCATTGAAGCGATTTCGTAGGCCATCTCAACCATAGAGATTTTGATGGAGAGATAAAGTTTGATACCCCAGTACCAAGCATAGGTAAAGACTTCCAATATTAAGTCGGGAATAGACATGAAGAAGTCAGAGATAGAGCCAAACACATTTGCGATGTATTGAAAGGCTTCGTAGATGAAATCCATGTTAACTTCCTTTGCGTCCTGACGATAAGATGATGAAAGCGGCCATCAACATAGCGGCAAAGATGATCACGTTGCGAATGGTGCTTGTGTTCGTGCCAAGTGTGTTGAATAGGTTAAAGCGCACATCCACATTCCAAGATGCGCGTGAAAGCGTGAAGGCTTCACCGGAATAGTTGCCGTCGTTGAAGCTCATTTGGCCGAGATTAATAGGGGACTTGGACTGCATGTCCTTGAGATTTGTTTTGAGTTTATCGATGTCATCAATCAAGCCATCGACCGCATCACCAATTGCCGTACCATGTGACCAGCCATCGCCAGTTGGTGGAGCATGGAATTGACCACCATCATTGAATCCATTTATTGCATCTTGAATGCCATCCAATGATTGTCCAAGTTGATTACCGAGTTGTTCCGTGGTGCCTTGAAGTTCGCCAAGTTTGCTCACCACGTCTGAGTTATCCCCACCAGTGGAGCCAGAGCCATCAGCACTTCCAATGGCTTCTTCAATTCGGCTAAGAATGGTATCTAGAGAAGCGGTTTGATCTTCAATGGCAGTCTTAACCGCATCCACGGATTTAGTCGTCGCTTGAACGGCTTTCTTTGTGTTGGTGACTTCTTTCTTAATGTTATTGGTGTTGGTTTTGATACTGCGAGTATCACTACGAACGCCATCACGGAAAATACGAGTGCTTTGGGAGCTGCTTGCCATGCGTTGCTCGATGTTTTCTAAGACTGGCGTGACTTGGTATTTAATCGCACCTGTATTGTCAGCCACTGAATCAAGTTGTTTACGCATTGCGTCCAAGAACCAATAAGTTCCCGATGTGTGCTTTTCAATTTCAGAGGCACTGGCAATCAGAGGCGAAAGGTCTACATTGCTGCTAGAGCCAGTGGATGTCTTACGGTCAATCGAGTTCATGGTATCGAGTAAGTCTTTAAGCGTAGAGTTGGTTTCATAGAACTCATGCGTAATGCCACGAACGCCCGTCTTGATTTCGTTTCGATAGTTATTCGTGCTGACTTGCTCAGTGCTCAAGTGGGAATAGATATCCGTCAACCTGTTCGTCACCGAGGCATTCATTTCGATGATTTCATTCGTATTGCGGTTTAAGAGGTTGTTAGAAATCACCTGTTTTTCTTGGATAGAACGCAGGTGGTTGATGGGACTATTGCTATTTGGGTAAGCGGCACCTGAGTTACCGCCATTGCCACCGCCACCATGGTCGAGGTCATCACCACCATCTGTATTACCATCAGACCCGTCATCAGTATCGGTTCCAGTGTCACCACCAGAACCATTATCTGAACCACCGTCAGAGTTACCATCATCAGGCTCCGACCAAGGAGAATCACCGGTATACTCACCAACACCAGAACAAGACGCCCCTGTGTACTTAAAGTCACCTTGCCAGAAAACAGAACCATCAACTTGAATGGTTACCCCTGTACGGCGAAGTTCACAACCCGATGAGCCAGAGCCACGACAGTAACCAGTAGGCGCATCACCCCAAACCGTACCATCCCAACGCATACCCCTAGGGCTAGAGTCTTGAGCCAAGATTTCACAAGTGGTGCGGCATTGGCCTTGATACATTTGCTCACCGTCAGGGCATTCATCAGCAAAGGCCAGTGGTGAAAGAAGTAATAAGAAGGGAGCTACAAAACGCATGGAATCACCTTATTACTGAGAAGAAAAAAGGGAGCTTGAAGCTCCCCTTAACCAGATATAACGCCTGTATAGACCCCGTATAAAAAGGATAGAGATATTAACGAGGCCAAAGCGATAGAGAGGATCATTATTTACGTAGCCACGCAACAACCATCCCCAAGCCGAAGCCAAGAGCCGCGATACCGATAACGCCAGAAGTGGTCAAAGACACCATCTGTTTACCGCCATCGATAGCACCGTTAATCGCTTCAACGTTAGCGTTACCTTCTGCAAAAGCCGGAACAGAAAGCGACATTGCGACACCCGCTTGTGTGTACTTGTTAGTGAAGAAGCTCTGTACTTGATTCATGTATTTCATGCTGTTTTTCCTATTATTTTCCAAAGTATTTAAGTACGCGGCCTAAGACATGACCGCCGATGAAAGTGACAAGAGACTGGCCTAATACGTATTCGTACAGTTCCTTGTCAAATTCGAGTAATGACCAATCAAATTGACCATCAACTAACTGCGTAACTTGTTCTTTTGACATCAAAATGAGCTCACAACTGCCATTCGTTGCTTGCTGCAAAACACCATCAATAACCGTTACGCAAATAGACATAGATTTTCTTAGTTCGCCTTCATTGAAGCTTCGAAGTGCTTCTTAAGTTCTGGGTCGACAGGGATAAGCGCTGTCACGATGGCACCCGCCAATGGATCTTCTGGATTGATTTCAAGTTGCAACTGGTATTCACGACGAGGAACCAGAGCGCCAGTGCGTTCAAGAAGCAGGGCGTAACTGTGTTCAATCATCAACGGTTGATCCCATTGCGGATTTACGTCACCAGATTCGCCGATGGTTCGACGCTTGAATTTCTCCGAGTTAATTTCACGTAGTGGACGCGAGATATTCAGTTGAGCGCTGTCACCACGTGCCGAGTTCCAAGTGATGTCCATGCCAAGAACAAAAACAGATTTAGCCATTTGTTAAGTCTCCAATATGTGAGTCACCAACTTGCCGTAGGTATCGGGGAAGGTGAATTTTGTTCCATCACGGACGAGTGAGCCGACAACGGTTTCAATGTCGCCCTCATGGAATTCGATTAAAGAGTTGAGGATTTTCCCGTACTGGCGACGCATCCAGTGAGCCGAAGCCAACAGGTCTAACGCCGCACGTTTAGTCGGGACAGGTTTTGTATTGAATTTCTTTGCAGTAGAAATCGACGCTGCGAAATCGTTGATGGCCGCGAACGCGCCAGCTGGGTTAAGCAAAACATCGATGTTCCATTTTTTCAGTTCGACTTCTGAGCGATACCAAACCAAACCCGTGTTCGCGAGTTTCTGCTCAAGTGCCTTGTTGTAGATACGCCAGTAAATACGAGAAGTACGAGAGCCAATCGAATATTGCTCTTTGGTGTAATCAGGACGCCCATCGCGAAAGCCCGCAATCGTATGGTCAACATGTAGAACCGGATTACGACCACGTTCAGCCGTTCGAAATGCATTGTCATTCCAAGCGGTACGCGCATATTCACAATCAAAAATACCGTCGTAATCATCGTAAGCGAGATCAACACGCGCCAGAGTTTGAACGCCAAGCACGTTAGTCAGCCAATCATGCAGTGACCAAGGTTGACGACGAGCAAAGACATGTTTGCAACCCGTACCATTAATCTGAAAATGCACCGTGTCATTGTTGCCGCCAATACCAACAAAGCCGCAGAAGTCTTCACCGTCTGGCGAGGTCAGTTTCATCGACTCGGTATAGAACTGGAAACCCAAACCACGAGGCGCAGACAGTGACAACCCAAGCACCTGATTGGTGAAGATTCGCAAACAATCTTCCAAGTAGTTGCGGTAGCAGATATCAAAGGCGCTGTTGTACGCTTCAATCTCTTCAGCCGTCTTGGCAAGGGTCGGATTAAACTCAGGTGGAGCAGGGAACTTAGGCGCCTTGCAGTTACGCTGTAACAGAGATTTAGGCGCTAAACCTTTGTATTCCTGATGCTTATGCAGGCGTCGAACAGCGTTATGACAATGGCGTAAGTCCTTGACTGCAAATGTAAAACATAGGTAGTCGATATGAACCGATTGCTCATCAAACTTCTTAAGGATGTTAGTTGCAGTAGTCATCGAACACCCCAAAATCAACGCGTTCTTGGTAAGTCGTGTTGGTGATGGACACCAACTCATAAGACACAAATTGAGACGAAGCCCAAGACTCAAGATGAGACATCGACTTAAGCAAATCCCATTCATCACAGCCTTTGACCAACACGGAAACCGTGTAATCAGGTAGCAAGTCGTAATAGATGATTTGAGCTTCGTTCATGAATTAAGCCTCTAAGTTAGGCTTAGTGACGCTGTCACAGTTTTGATTATTTTGGTTTTCAATCTGTGAGTTAACGGCGTGAATCAATCGACGAGTCATTTCACAATCAGCCAAAGCTCGGTGCGCCGTTAAGTCAGACACATCAACACTTTGTTGAGCACAGGCGTTGGAAAGTGATTGCCACTTGTAATCTTCATGGTGCTCATTCCAAACACCGAAGAACTCGGCGTACCAAAGCATTGCACACTGAGGAACACAGAATTTGAAAAACAAATCGTGAACGGATTGGACGTAAGCAGCATTACAGTGCTTATCCAAAGATTGAATGATTAAACGCGTATCAAAATCTGAGTTGTAGATGATGATTGGACGACCGTTAAGAAGCGGAAGAAAGTGATTTGAAAAGACCAAGTGAAAGTCGGGCGCGTCTTTAACGTCTTCATTGGTGATGCCATGAATAGCTGTAGCGTCAGCAGGAATAGAACAAGTCGGTTTAACAAGTTCGTTCACGATAACTTTGCCAGAGTCAGCACAGATAGCAGTGAACTCAACAATTTCTGCGTCAGAGCCTAAACCAGTAGTTTCTGTATCGATGATGATCGCATTTTCAGTAGACAGTTTTTTCATAGCAACACCTTGACCGTTGAGAGTGACCACCAAGACCAGACGCGAGCGTCAAGGGCAAACGCCTAAATCAAGGCGGTCAATACGAAATATTTCGTACAGTTAATACGAGATTCTTCATAGTGTAAATACGATAAATTCCGTACAAATGAGCTAGAATCGTTAATAACGATCTAAAGGCAGGATTCAAAAATGTATACAAACAAACTCATTGACGCTTACAAAGAGCAAATGAAGTATGTGCAATACAAGCAAATCGCCCCAGATTTAGGCATCAGTCCTCAAATGCTTACTGACGTGCGAAAAGGAAGAACATACTTGAAGGAAAATCAGATACTTATGCTTGCAGAAGCTATAGGTGAAGATAAAGAAAAGGCACTTGTTGGATTAGCATTAGATAAAGCGAAAACTTACGAAGCGCAGACGTTGTGGACGAGCATAGCAAAAAAGTTTAATGGGCTTGGATTAACAAGTATTTCAATGGCTTGTGCAGGTTTTGCCGTAGCATTTTCAAGCCCAGTGGAATCCTCAATTCAGTGCGCATTATGTGTAATGACTTATGTTGAGGGTTTGCCTCTGGCCTAGCGTGACCAAAGGGTGGGCGGTGCGAATTGCTGATTGTCGGCGCTTGCGGCGTACATGCTATGAGAGAGAATCGCTTTGAAGCGTTAGCCCGTAACATAAGTCCTGTAATACGCACTTTTAGACACTTGATTTTATATACATATATCCCCATATATTTTACTGACATTTCAATATTCTAGGAGGAAAAATGTCTACTGAAACTATGGGTGAAATCCTTAAAATTAATCCTCGTTATTCTCAATCTTCTGATGCTTGGAAAACTCCTTTTTCTCGCTTTGACGATACAACAAAGAATCATGCCGCAGTTGCTGTCGTTCTTGAGTTGATTAAGGCAGATGTCTCATCGTCCAGCAATGTCTCTATGTTGAGTACGCACCTAAACAACTTACCTTTATACACAGAGCAAGTATTAGCAGTGCTCAATGAGCAGTAAGCTTTAATAGAATCTAAGAATGACATACCAACCATTTGGTATGTCATTTTTTTATGTTCTTCGGTTCTTACCGACCAATGCGCGGAGTAAAAGAGGACGGGCTAGGACGAGAGCACGACGCGAAGCGGGAGGGCAAACCCCCGATTTGTAATACGGGGGTACTTTCACTAGTTCTTTCAGCTTTCACTATCTTAATGTATCTGCAAGCTTTAGCGCGCCAGTGTTTGAGCGTAGCGAGTTGTTTTAAAGAGTCTTCATCAGTTCAATATTTTGTCTACGGTAAACAAGCCCGTCGATCATCAACATTATTGATTTCTTTTCTTCCTCATCTAACTGACTAATCAACTCCATCTTTGAGATAAGTTGTTCATCAAGTGAAGGTTTTTGACCTCCAATCAGTTCACACACAGCCACACCGTACAGTTTTGCTATCTTTTCGACGATCTCTAATTGCGGTGATTGAGTTCCTTTCTCGTACTTTATGTATGTAGATTTAGCAATATTTATTGCGTTTGCCACATCTTCCTGTTTCAGATTTCGACTCTCCCTGAGAGACTTTATTTGCTCACCAATCATGTAAAACCCTTAAATGTTCACTTTTTTGCAATTATAAGGAGTGTTTTTTTGTCCAGTATCTTGCAATTGTAAATATTTGTTCTTAGTATGACTCAAAATTACTACTTGACAGGTTTTGGGGTTTACATGGAAAACGCATCAAAAAGACATTTTGCTTGCTCTGACTGCGGTCAGGTTTACACATCGTTTTTCTTTTGTGTTTGTCCTTACTGCCGTTCTGGGGTTGTCAGTCAGACAGAAGTCGATAGTAATGATCTCCATGCTCTTAAATCTTATATCCATCAATCAAAACCTAATGCTTATCGCCAAAAAGCGGCACGTGTTAATCCTGAATATCTCTTTCAAGGCGCACCTGATACTGACGTTCACGAAGAGTATCTAAACTCTCAACTTACTATCGACTGGCTCGCTTTTACTGTTAAATTTTCCGACTTCCGTCACTGCACTAAGTCTTCACCTTTTTCCGGCATAGCATTCCCACCTATGCCAGTTCTTCCACCGATGATGGCGAAAAGCACTCAAGATATCGAAGATATTAACGAATACCGTAAACGTGTTTACACAGATTACTTCGAGCAATGCGTCATTGTTTTTATCACTAAAGTTCTTGGGTTCACTGTCGGTTCTAATACCGATACCAAGTTCAATTTCTATGACGATCATTTCTGTATTTTCTCTAGTGATGGTGAGCAGTTCTGCGGAAAGGTCGGGTTTGGTGGAGCCAACCAGAACGACACCATCCATTTCCAAATTAACGGGGTAGGTTGCAAACACTTGTTTACGACCAGAACCCGTGCATTTGTTCATCACTGGTTATCTAACATTCTCAATGTCACTTTGCTCTCACGCGTTGACCTGGCTTATGACGATTTTGATGGGGTTCATACTTGTAAGCATGTTGAAGCTGTATTTCTTGATGATGGTTTTAAGCGTTCTCGCGGTATTTCACCAAAGTACAAAAATGATGATGAATGGCACATCGATGCAGATGGAAACAAGGTTTTCAGCTGTGAGATGAGAAAGGTTGGTTCTCGTCAGTCTCTTGTTTACTGGCGTATCTACAACAAAGCTCTTGAACAGAAGATCGAAAAGGATCATTTCCTTTGGTATCGAAGTGAAGTCGAACTTAAAAAGGTATCGGTAGATATCTTACTAGATCCCGAAGGGCATTTTGTTAGCCTCAATAATTACGCTAAGTCTCTATTTTCTAAGGATGTTAATCCTAACTCTGTATCACACAAGGTAAAGAAGCGATTTGCCTGTGACGTTCTAAAAGCCTGTTTTTGGGCTAAGCGCCAGTATGGACGCTTAGTGAATAGTCTCTTTGATTTGTATGGGGGCGATTGTGAAAAAGTCGTCACCAGTCTTATGCGGGACGATACAAATGTCTCGTTTACTTCAATGCATCAGAAGTTAGTTGGTTGTTTATAAGGAATATAATT